TCCGCTGCTGTGACTGGTGAGCCCGGTGGCTTCCAAGTCAACATCGGTGTGGGTAACGAGTACAACGCACAGGCAATCGTGGACGGCTTCTTCGAAGCTGCTGCTGTGCTAGATGAGCGTTCCGCTCCCCAGGAAGGTCGCTGTGCCGTACTGTCCCCGCGTCAGTACTACAGCCTGATCTCCAGCGTGGACACCAACATCCTGAACCGTGACATCGGTACAACTACCCAGGGCTCTCTGAACTCTGGCGATGGTCTGTACGAGATCGCCGGTATCAAGATCTACAAGTCCAACAACATTCCGTTCCTCGGTAAGTACGGTACTGCGACTGGCGATGCCATCGAGGCCCGTGACGCTACCAACGAGAAGAACGATTACGGCGATCAGCCTACTGACGGTGACTTCACCAACAGCTGCGGCCTGATCTTCCACCGCGATGCTGCTGCTACCGTGGAGGCCATCGGCCCCAGCGTGCAGACCACCAGCGGTGACTTCAACGTTCAATACCAAGGCTCCATGATCGTGGGTCGCCTTGCAATGGGTGTGGGCTCTGTCCGCGTGTCCGTTGCAGGTGCTCTGCGTAACCTGGCCTGATCCTAAGGGGGTGGCTTCGGCTGCCCCCTTTTTTTTATCCTTGCCCCCAGAAACGGGGCATACCTACCCTAAGCACATGACAACCAAGCTTGATGCTGTCAACCAGATGTTGTCTTACATCGGTGCGTCAGCAGTAAACACTATTGATAACGACAACCCAGAGATCTACAGCGCAGTATCCATCTTGGATGAAGTGACCCGTAGTGTCCTGTCTGAAGGCTGGGACTTCAACTCAGAACAGAAGTATCCATTCAACCCCGATGCTGTAACCAACGAGATAATCATCCCAACTAACTTACTGTACTTCGAGGCTAACCTTGAAGAGCATCACAACGACTATCAGCTGGTGGTGCGAGAGGGTAAGATGTATGACAAGCGCTACCACGTCTACCAGTTCGATGAGCAGATAAAGTGTGATGTAGTGTGGCTCGTGGACTTCGAGGACATGCCTCAGCCATTCAAGGAGTATGTCACAGCTCGCGCTGGTAGGAACTTCCAGGCCCGCTTCGTGGGCTCCAAGGAGACCTATGAACTGATCGTACAAGATGAGCAGCTGCTGCGTGCAGCCTGTATTGAGTACGATACCCGCACCTCAAATCCGAACGTACTCGGAACAAGGGATGGCAGGAACCCTGTCTATACCTACATGCCTTACCAAACACTACGGAGATAGAGATGGGATCCATTGCTCAACGTATTCCCTCATTCCTTGGGGGCGTGAGCCAGCAGCCAGATTCACTTAAGCAGCCGGGTCAGGCTGTACTATGCAACAACTTCATGCCAGACATTACCTTTGGCCTGAAGCGTAGGCCAGGTATGCAGCTGGTGGATGATCTAGTCAATGCTGCAGCAGATGGTGTGTGGTTCCACATTGTTGAAACTACAAACGAGAAGTTCATTGGTCAGTTTGATTCCTCTGGTACCCTGAGAATCTGGGACGCACAGACTGGTGTGCAGAAGACCGTCAACGCCATTGCCCCAGAAGCTGCATCCTACGTGACTGGTATTGTCAGGAAGGATTTCGATGTGCTGCAGGTTAACGATTACAACTTCGTGTTGAACCGAACCAAGGTGGTTGGAACACTCGCTACCACCTCCCCTGTACGCAGCCCTGAAGCCTTCATTCAAGTGAATGGTGTTGGTTACGATACCAAGTACAACGTCTATATCAACAACAACGTTTATACATACAGCACCCCCACAACGGGTAACATCTCGATCCAAGGGACCCTAACGGGGATCATCACAGCCCTACCACCTGGGTGGACTGGCGCAGCTGTGGGTAACGGATTCACATTGCGGCCTAAAGCGGGTGACATCCTAACCACACAGAACCTCGTGGGTGGCTCTGGATATACAGATGGGACATACACTGGTAAGACCCTCACTGGTGGCTCTGGATCACTAAACAAGTGCGACATCGTTGTGTCTGGTGGCGTTGTAACCTCAGTCACATTTACTGACGGTGGCTACGGGTACAGTAACACAGACACCTTACTGACCATTGCCAACACAGAGATCGGTGGGGCTGGATCTGGCTTCACTATTGATGTAGCCACAGTTGGTACAGACATACGTGACTTCACTGTTGACGCTGACGGCGGTGTGTCTGGCGCGGCTATCTCGGCCTACAAAGGATCAGTACCTAACGTCTCTCGCCTCCCTGTCCGCTGCGAAGACGGCTTTGTCTTTAAGGTGGCTAACCTGGAGGGAGACATCGTTGATGACTACTACGTTAAGTTCGTGGTGGACGGTGATGAGAAGTATGGTGCTGGTGTGTGGGAGGAGACAGTAAAACCTGGCGAGGCTATCTACCTAGACCCTGACACCATGCCACACGTGGTGATCCACGAGGCCGACGACAGCTTCACCTTCAGATCTCTGAACGAAGCTGACAAGGCAGGAGAGGATCTCTACTGGGTTGAGCGTCGTGTCGGTGACCTGGAGACCAACCCTTGGCCCAGCTTCAATGGGTACACGATCTCCGGTATTACATTCTACAAAAATCGTTTGATTCTATTGTCAGAGGGTAATGTACTAGCCTCTCAACCAGGTAGTTTCTTCAATTTCTTCAGGAACTCTGCACTGGTAGCAACAGATGCTGACGCAGTGGACCTGGCCTGTGGTTCGCTACGGCCCGTGAAACTGAAGTACGCTATCCCTGACCAAGGTGGTCTGGTCATCTTCTCTGAGCACGCCCAGTTCATCCTGAACGTGGAGACTGGTGCTGCCGAGTTCTCGGCCAGCTCAGCATCGGTGAAGCGATACAGTACATTCAGCACAAACCCAAACATCGAACCGGTGGATACAGGTGAGTCGATTGTCTTCTGTGATCTCAACCAGAGCTACTCAACGGTTACGGAGATGTCTATCCCGTCAGCCACGAGAAAGCCTCAGACTGCTGATCTCAGTAAGACCAACCCCAACCTGATCCCCTCTGACCTCCGCTTGGTCGATTGTTCCCCTGATGCCCACTTGATCATCTTCCTTAGCGAGTCCAACCCTAAGAAGATGTACTTGTTCAAGTACTTCTCAAACGGGGGTAACCGAGTGCTGGCATCCTGGTTCACCTGGGATATGCCTTGCGAAGTTGTACACTTCTTCTTCCACCACGCAGATCTCCACATTGTTTCTAAGTGTGGTAACATCTTTGTGGCTGGAGTACTAGCACTGGATTCTGATGTCAGTGGTACAGAAGTTAACAGCCTCGGTGCTCCCTGGAACTACCGGCTTGACTTCCTAGACATCAACCTCAACCTTTCATACGATGCTGTAAACGACGAGACAAAGGTCTACTTCCACATACCCCACGTTGATGGGTTAGACCCTGTAGTAGTCGTTGACGTTGACCAGAATGACCGTGGCAGAGTTTACTATTTTACTGATGCTGACGTACAGAACGACGGCGCCGATTATGTCAGAGTGCCTGGAGATTTTACCGGAGCTCAGTCAGTCACGATCGGGTATAACTTCGAGTCTCGAATTACGCTTCCCCGTTTCTACGTTAAGCAAACCCCACAGCCCGGCACAGTGCGTTCAGATACGGTGAACATTCCCCGTGTAACACGCTTGGAGATCGAGTCAACCGACTCTGGTCCGTACTCAGCCACCATTGGTAACTCTGGTAGGCCTGATCGTACTGTGACCCTGCCGCAGGTTATTGCTAACAACTATGAACTGAACACACCACCACTACCAGCAGTCCAGCTCAACACCATTCCGGTGATGGGTAAGGGCACCGAAGTGAGTGTGTCTCTATACTCAGATACCCCATTCCCCGTTTCATTCGTAGCAGCAACCTGGTATGGCATCTACTCCAACCGAGGCATCCGGTCGTTCTAAGCTGATCGTTCGCCCTACTGACCTAGCGGAGGCCGAACTGGCCTCCCCTTTACTCACCCTTGAAGATAAGAACGAGCTCATTGCAAGCGGCCTAGACCCCGCTAGAGGGCTCGTTCTATCGGTTGGGGTAACACCTAACCCAGTGGCCTTTGAAACCCACTCAGGGACGCTCCTAGGCTTCGGTGGTGTGATCCCTGAAGGGGATGGTATCGGGCGGATCTGGATGCTGACCCTAGAGGCCTTAAAGGGGGAGAACCCTAGACCTTTCCTACGCACCGCAAAAGAGTATCTCAATGCTCTACCATACGTTATGCTGTATAACTCAGCAGACACCAGAAACAAGCTGCACCTGAAGCTCTTGCATTTGCTAGGGTTCAAGAAGCTAGCCTGTTTCAAAGCACCCTCAAATGTAACCTTCGTGGAGTTCGCAAAGCTATGTGCGCACCAGTAGCACTAGGCGTTGCATCTG